GGGACCTGTTCGTAATGCTGAACTGAAGCAGCATCACTGCTTGGTTCCGTATGCCGACCTTTCGGCGCACGACAAGAGCAAAGACCTGCTCTTCTTGAACACGGTCAAGGCTTGCTTCAACATTCCGATTGATTGAATGAGGTAAGGAGGCGGGGAGGTATAGGGATGACCAGTCCCCTCTCCCCGCCTCAGCTTGTCGCGTTGGAACCCAAGACCAAACGAACAGCAGACATTGGTATGGCGTCCGGCCAGCCTAGATACAAATGCAATTAGAAGAGGTTGCCCCGTGGCACTGACCCAAGGCGAGATCGCCAACGCCCTTCCCGCCCACCTGCGTACAGCGGTAACGCCTGCGTTCGTGAACCAGTTGAACAATATGGCCTCCGATCCTCTCATTGCAGAGGAGTTCGAACGCAACTTCGTGAGCTACACCAAGGTTCTGCTGGAAGGAAAGTACAAGACGCAGGACTACATGAACGCAGTCTCGTATGTCACCTACAAACTGTTGGGACATTCGAACCAAGATGCGTTCAAGTTCACCTTCCCTGATCGTATCAGGACCATGACGGCGAAGAACTATGATGCAAAGCAGATCAGTTCGTTCGTGGCTGCGTACCACAAGGGCCAGCTGGTCACGGCCATCTTGCAGCAGACCATCGTCCCTGCGTTCGTGCTCCACCAGAGCAAGTACCATGACGCCGCGAACGCCCTCCACGAAATCCTGACGGACACGTCGGCCCTGAATAAGGACCGGGTCGCAGCAGCTGACAGCCTGATGAAGCACCTCACTCCGCCTGTGGCGAAGGAAGTGAACATCAATCTTGGTGTGCAAGAGTCGTCTGGTATGACTGAACTTCGCAACCTGCTGACGGAAACTGCCCGACAACAGAAAGCTTTCATTGAAGAGGGTGGAGATGTTAAGGCGATTGCCGAACAAGGTCTCATCATTGATGGGACAGTGACCAAGAGCCCCTGATGACCAACCCTATTGCCGTTCACCTCAAGAAAGAACTTGAGAAGAAGACACTCGATGAGTGGCTTGATGAGGTAGATTATAGCGGCTTCGAGAAGTATGTGCCCTCGGAGTTCGCCCTGATGTATCTCCAGTTCATCAAACTGGTGAACGGCAGTGAGGGTGAGCAGAACAAGACGCCCGTCATCCACCTAATGATGCTGGACAAGCTGGTGTCGGGGAACCGACGCATCGCCAACCTCTGCTTCCGTGGTGCGGCCAAGACCACCCTGTTCTTCGAGTACCTCTGCCTGTTCGTCGCAGTGATGGGCGGTATCCCCGGCTTCGGGGACATCACAGGCATGATCTATGTGTCCGACTCGATGGACAACGGTGTGAAGTCGGCACGGAAGAACATCGAGTACCGCTACTGGAACAGTGAGTTCCTTCAGCATTGGCTCCCTGAAGCAGGGGTCAAGTTCACTGATGCCTACATCGAGTTCACCTCCAAGGGCGGACACCGCCTTGGTGTGAAGATGTTTGGTGCAAAGACCGGCATCCGGGGTACGAAAATCTTCGGTAAGCGTCCGACTCTGGCCGTACTCGATGACCTCGTGTCCGATGACGATGCGAAGTCCAAGGCCTCCATGCAAGCGATCAAGGACACTGTGTACAAGGGCATCGACTACGCCCTTGATCCTCAGCGCCGGATGATTGTGTTCAACGGAACGCCCTTCAACCTCGAAGACATTCTGATTGAAGCCGTGCAATCGGGTGCATGGGACGTGAACGTGTAGCCAGTGTGCGAGCGTTTCCCCTGCACACGCGAAGAGTTCCGTGGAGCATGGGAGGATCGCTTCTCTTATGACTTCGTGAAGGACCAATACGAGATGTCCGTCCTGACTGGGAAGGTGGAAGCCTTCCAACAGGAACTGATGTTGCGTATTTCGTCGGAAGAGAACCGCCTTGTGCAGGACCACGAACTCCTTTGGTACAACAGGAACGAACTTCTCGCCCGTCGTTTCAACTACAACTTCTACATCACCACCGACTTCGCCACTTCGGACAAGCAATCGGCGGATGACAGCGTCATCAGCGTCTGGGCGTACAACGCCACAGGCAACTGGTTCTATGTGGATGGTGTCGCTGCGAAGCAGACGATGGACAAGACGATGGACGATCTGTTCCGTCTGTGCCGCATCTACAAGCCTCAGGCAGTCGGCATCGAAGTGACCGGCCAGCAAGGCGGGTTCATCCCGTGGATACAGGCAGAGATGCTGCGTCGGGACACCTTCTTCAATCTGGCTTCGTCAGAGAAGAACGGAGCTCCTGGCATCCGACCGATGGTGAACAAGCTCACCCGGTTCAACATGGTCGTGCCTTGGTTCAAGGTGCAACGCATGTGGTTCCCCAAGGAGCTCCAGACTGGGAATGTTGTCGTCGGCAAGATGATGACGCAGATCAGGCTGGCCACATCGAATGGTCTGAAGGGCAAGGACGACATCATCGATACCATCTCGATGTTGGCTTTCCTCAAGCCCTATGCTCCTTCAGGCGACTACTATAAGAACCACAACGAACAAGGTGGCGGCATCTTCCATCCCGAGGAGGAAGAGGTCGAGTTCTCCCCTCTCAGTCGCTACGTCTAAGGTCAGATCATGAAGATCACGCTGGAACAAATCCTCGAAGCCCTGTCCCACGACACTCTGTCGTTTATGGCTGACAGCAATCATGCCAACGGTACGATCTCAGGAGATCAAATCCCGAAGGTAGTTAGTCGCGTTAACGCCGTACTTCGTCGGCTTAACGTGAAGTTTGTTCTGTCTGAGAAGATGATCCGTGTAAGTGTCACGGCAGGACGCAGGTATTACCCCCTGAAGAAGGGTGCTGCATGGATCGTTGCCGATCCTGCTGAGCCATACACTGCTGATGTCGGGCGTATCCTCGGCATTGAGACGCCTCAGGGCCGGATGTACAAACTCGGCGACAAGGCCATGCTGAGCAGCATCCTCCTGCGAGACGAGGGCACCGCCTTCGCTCTGGACAGCACGGTTCCGACTGGCACCTACACGGTGATCTACAAAGCCAGCACGCCTCAGTTCAAGACTGATGGCTCAGACCTGACCCAGACCATCTCGATCCCTGAAGCTCTGCTCAACGCTCTGTATCTGGGCGTGGCTGCCATTGCCTACGAGGGCATCGGTGGCGAAGACAATCTCCGAATGGCTGCTGCCAAGTGGTCTCAGTACGAGAAAGAATGTGCTGAAGCGAAACTGAACAGCGCAGTCGATGTTGAAGAGAACGACGAAGGGGACAAGTTCACTGCTGGGGGATGGCGATAAGTCGCCTTGCTCATGCCATCCCAGTCACCTAGAGCCTGAACCCTTCTCAGGCTCACCACCTCAGCGGCTTTTATGTCCATGATCACCCTTCGTATTCCCACTCCGACTCACTTCCGCGTGCGTGCTCTCGAATGGGGCCTTGGCTGGATCATGCTGGGCGTGGGCCTGTGCCTGTTCATCCCATACGATACGTTGGGTCAGTCTGCCTTCGTCCCCATGCGACAGTGGGGTGATGACCTGTTCTGGGGAACAGTGCTCGTATCGCTCAGCTCGGTACGGTTGCTGGCACTCTGGAGGAACGGTGGTTGGGTTCCTAGCCCTATGATCCGTGCAGCTACGTCTGTACTGTCCAGCGGAGTGTGGGCGTTGTTCGCTCTAGGGTTGGAGAAAGCATTTGTTCTCCTCCCGATCTTTATCGGCTTCGTTCTTGCTGATATGTACTCGGTAGGACGTGCTGCATCTGACGCACGTTTGAGCCGTGACGAGCGCCTTAAGCAGCCCGAGTCCCCCAAAGTCTACGCAGTATAAGCTGAGTGAGTGCAAACAGTGCAGGACATTGGAGGATTGCCCGACCACATGCAGATCATGGTGGTCGGAGCAGTGATTACGATCTCCAGTGTCTGGGGTGTGGCCAAGTTTATTAAGCCTTTCATTGACCATCTTACGCCAAAGGCGAAGCCTCAAGGTCAATCTACCGACGCAGTTATCATTTCAGCGACACTAGCAGATGGTAAGCTGATGTCCGACCTGACTCGCAGCGTTGACAGGCTGAGTGAAGCGCAGGAAAAGGGCAACGTCATTAACGCAATGCTGTACGAAGCGATCACTCGGTTGATCCATAAGCCATAGAGAGAATACTGATGCCTGCGTCCAAGAACCCCTTTGAGGACAAAGGCTTCAAATGGCCCATCCTCAAGATCAATCTCACGATCAAGCCTCTGGCTGAGCGTCACTTCGTGACCTTGGCCATCATCGCCATCATCGTGGGGATGCTGTGGATGGCAAAAGATGATCCTCAGCTGTGGGATGTCGAGCTCTTCAAGACCCTGTTGACAGCGTTCTCGCTGACAGGCTTCCTGAACATGGTCGTCTCCTTTCACTTCGCTGCGAACCAATCCGATGAGGACAAGGTCGAGAAC